CAGGGTGAAATCGATCCGGACCTCGTGGTACTGCAGGGCGATCAGAGGCAGGTACAGGCCCGGATTGCGGTTGAAGAAGAACAGCAGGGGCAAGTGCACCTGGGCCGTCGAGGTCGTACCCACGTTGTTAGGCACGGCCATAGAGGTCAGCTTGCCGTAGTTAACCTTCTTGGTCCCGGACAGGAAGACCTCAGAGTACAGACGGAACCACTGCTGGTAGTGCTTGTCGATGGACTGACCGCCGATGAAAAGCTCGACGGTGCTGAAGGCTCGCTCGGCCATCCAGCACGTGTCGGAGCCGGTGTTGGTGGACGTCAGCTGGGATGCCGACGTGTTGGTCGGGGTCAGGGCGACGAACATGTCACCGACCAGGTCGCCCGTACGGGCCAGGGTCACCGACACGAGGGCGCCGTTACCAATGCCACCCGAGACCGTCTGCTGGGAAATCTCCATCGCAAAGTTCGTGTGACGCTTGTAGACCGACTGGAAGAAGGTCACCTTGGGCTGACCCGTCAGGTAAGCGTCCTGCGCGCCATAAGCGACGAGCTGCATAAGACCGCCACCAGGCATTTTAATATAGGGTGCGAAAAAGTTCCAGCTCGAAAATATCCAGACGTAGTACAGATGTCGCGCCCGACCCGCCCGCCACCCAAGATCGCACCTGAGGAGGATGAGGAGGAGCTCGAGGACGAGGACGGCTTCGACATGGAGGGCGACGAGGGCGTCGACATGTTCGAGGCTCTCGGCAGTCTGCTCGCGACCGAGGACGGTGAGACGATCGCGACGATCCTCGTCAGCCTGAAGGATGCGACCGAGAAGATTGCCATGGGCTTTGAAATGCAGAACAAAATTCTCCTTAAAATTCTGTCCGAGATGAAGAACTCGAAGTGCGCGTGCCCCCCGCCACCTGAGCCACAGCACATCGCCGATCCCTCTTAAAAAAATACACCCATCTTTTACTAATGGCAACCAAAGTCCACACAAAGGAGAAGAAGGCGCCGGCCCCTGACGGCAGCGTCTACCAGAAGGAAATCAACACTTGGACCCTGACCGATATCGAAAATCGCCTCCTTGCATGTGAACGTAATCTGCATCTTGACGTTCAAGGAAGTGGTGACCGCCGAAGCGAAATTCATAAAATTTTGGCCCAGAAATGGCTCCCGGCCAGTCCTAACCGGGACCCCCAGGGCATGCCGATTGACATAGACCGTGAAGATCTCGATCGCATGCTCGTGAATCAGAGAATCACGATCAACATCGCAGGGTACATGATGGCCCGCGCCGAAGCTCTCGAAGGCCTGAACCGTGAGACTACCGATATTAATGGGGACGTCATGAGCCTCGAGCGCCGGATCAAGCGCTACAAGAAGATCTACAAACAGATAGTCGAGAGGTTCATTACGAATGACACGGACTATCGCATCTTCAATCATCCCCTGGTCGAGAATCCCGAGGTCGATTTTGACCTGGAGAAGGATGCTAGCGCGTACCAGAAGCTCCTGGTCCATCTGCTGACACGGGCGTACCGTCAGGGGCTGCGCCGGTACCGCGATCAGTGTTGCAAGGAGATTGCCTCGGGTCGTTTCATGACGCGCGCCTGGAAAACCGTCAAGGAGATCAAGGAGTTCGTCTACGACGAAACCCAGAAGGAGGACAATCCTGAGATGTGGATGAATCTGACGAACCGCGGGAACATGGCATCGGACGTCGTCAAGCACATGTCGAATTGCAAGGATATCCAGTTCCCTGAGATCAAGAAGGATCGGCACGTCTGGTCGTTTTCGAACGGCCTGCTGGACTCGCGGCCGAGTGAGGTGACCCGAAACAAATCATTCAAGTTTTACAATTACGGCACGTCCGAGTTCAACGAGCTCGACCCTTCTCTCGTCTCGTGCAAGTATTTCGAACAGGAATTCGACCCTTACGAGGACATCGCGGACTGGTACGACATCCCGACGCCGCACATGCAGAGCGTCCTGGACTACCAGCGGTTCGAGGAGGACGTCTGTCGCTGGACGTATGTCTTCATGGGGCGGTTGTGTTTCGACGTGAATGAGATGGACGGCTGGCAGGTTATTCCGTTCTTGAAGGGTATCGCGCGCTCGGGCAAGTCGACGCTCATCACCAAGGTGGCCCGCAAATTTTACGAGTGCGAGGACGTGTCTACCCTCTCGAACAATATCGAGAAGAAGTTTGGCCTTTCGAGCATTTACAAGGGGTTCATGTTCATCAGCCCAGAGATCAAGGGTGACCTGGCGCTCGAGCAGGCCGAGTTCCAGTCGCTCGTGTCTGGTGAGGACGTGTCGATTGCGCGCAAGAATGAGACGGCCCTGAGCTTCCAGTGGAAGACGCCGGGAATTCTAGGCGGAAATGAGGTGCCTAACTGGAAGGACAACTCAGGGTCGGTCCTGCGCCGTCTGGCAACCTGGAACTTTGGCCGCCAGATCGCCGAGGACAAGGCTGATCCGCACCTGGACGACAAGCTCGACACCGAGCTCCCGGCGATCCTCTGCAAGTGTCTAAGGGCCTACATCGACCACGCCGCAAAGTACTCGGACAAGGACATTTGGAACGTCCTGCCAAAGTACTTCAAGATGATCCAGAACCAGGTCGCGATGGTGACGAACTCGCTCCAGCACTTTCTGTGCTCGGCCAAGTTCCGGTTCGGCAAGGACCTGTTCGTACCCCAAACGGTCTTCGTCGCCCAGTTCAACCAGCACTGCCGCGAGAACAACCTTGGCACGTTCAAGTTCCATCCGGACTTTTACGCCGGCCCTTTCAGTGCGCGCGATCTCGAGGTCCGAGTCGAGTCGAAGATTTACAACGGCACCGCGTACTCTACGCAACCGTTCATATACGGTCTTGATTTCAAGAATGACGAAAATTAAAATGTGGTAAATTATTAATGGACGCGGCACAGGCTGCGCGAATCGCCAAGTTCCAAAAACTTTGGCGATCCAAGCGCGTTTTTTCCAACTCACAAGGGAGTTGGAAGGTTTCGTCATCGGCCCTGACGGCCAAGATCGTCACCTTTAAATTACCGACCAATTTCCGGAGCGTGTTTGAGTCGGCCCCCAAGGGTTTCTCGGAGGTCCTAGGGTACAAGACGACGTTCAAGAAGCCCGTCGTCCGGTGGGGCGACGGCCGGTGGATCGGCGACTCCGATGGCGTCACGAAGGTGATCGCCAAGCGCGGACAGCAGACGATCGTCCTCACGGACAAGTACTTTGACGTCATGGGCCTCGGAAACTATGAGGAGGCGCTGCTCGCGATCGTCCGGAACGGCTGGGCCCCCAAGCTCCTCTTGAACGCCCCTCCCGTTTACAAGAAGATTGACGGCATTTTCTACGTTAACGTCGAGTTTGACCTCGACGGACTCGCGGACGAACTGCGGGGACTGCCGGCATCCATGCGCGACGAGATAAAGAAGTACGACTCGGCCGTTGGGTTCGGCGTCCCGGCCGTCGTCCTTAAACTCAAGAGCCCCAAGTGGACCTACCAGTTCTTTAAGAACGGTACGGTCCTCTTCACGGGCATCAAGAACCCGTCGGAGCGCGACGAGCCCCGCAAGCTCTTCAAGGAGTTTTTCACTTCAAAATACGACATTACAGCCATGCTCGCCCTGAACCTCGCTAAAAACCGAGCGATCGGCAAGCCGGCCAAAGGTGGGAACGCCGAGGCCAAGAAGGCCAAGCTGGCGAATCGGTACCCCCTGGCACGGTCCTGGAACGCGACTCGCCAGGGTTTCTACGTGCGCCCCGGGACGAACGGCAAGCCGCGCTTTTACAAGTGGCGCAAGATGGAACGCGAGCCCCAGACCGGTGAGTGGATCAATCGCGGCGCCATGGGCCTTACTAAGAAGAACGCGGTCGTGGTCGCCAAGGCGTACGAAAAGGCGGGCATCCCCGTACCCGCCGCGACGCGCAACGTTTTCAGCCGTCTCGGATTTCCGCTCGAGGCGCCGCGGAGCGCGTCAGTCGCGGCCGGACCCAAGAATCGCCGGGCGCCCTCGTGGAACGCCACAAAGCCTGGATTCTACGTGCGTCCCGGACCGGGCAAGCAGCCTTACTGGTTCAAGGTCCCGGAGGGTCTGGCGGCCGGGCGCAAGACGGTCATAAAGACGTACACCGAGGCTGGGCGCAACATCCCTGCGGCCGTCCGCAATATCTTCAAGATCCCGGCGAACGTCAAGACGGCGAATGACATCCAGCACGTCGTGAAGATGGGTCTGAACCGTATCCTTCGCATCAACAACCGGCAGGCTACGCGCTTGACCAAGGTTGAGCTCCTGGCCATCGCGCGCAATATGAATATCCCAGAGGCGAACTCAAAGATGAATCCGGCCCGCCTCATAAGCCTCATTCAGAACAAGGCGGGCGTCTCCAACAAGCTCAACAGAGCATATGACGTGGCCGTCAACGGCATGTTCTACAAGTTCGGGAACGACGGCCGCGTCACCCGCACGACGAGCGAGGGCGTCCAGACGCACCGGGCATGGGCGACCATCCCGGTCGCCGAACAGAACAAGATCGCCAAGAAGCTTTTGCCGGCCAATTACCACGCCGAATACAACGCGACCGCCAAGGCGAACCGGCTAAACACCCTCAGGGCTTACGCCGCGTCCAAGCGCCCGGCGCCGAGCCCCAACCGCGCCCCGAGCCCCAAACGTGCCCGGACGCCGAGCCCGAGCTCGGCCGGTTCGAACAACAACGCCACGGCGCGCGAGTTCGAGTACTCACTACGACTCGCCCAGAATTTGGGTAATCTTTATCGTAACGGCAACGAACATATTTTCCTTAAAATTTATGGTAAATTGCCTGTGGGTGCCCGTGGCGCGCCACTCAAGGCCAACGTCAACAAGGCTTACAAGAAGTTTGTGAAGGAGACGAAGGGGCTGCGCGCGAACGAGCCGGCAAAGGGCCGGTACGTGGGCCGCATCCAGATACCGAACTGGATGCCGGCGAACAAGGTCCAGCGTTACAAGAACCTAGTGACTAACCTGGCCTTCATGAAACCCAAACCCAAGGCGGCGAACGTGAAGGTGGCGATTCGCGCATGGATAAACCGCGAAGTGCCTCTGAGCCCGGCACGCGCCGCGCGCGACGTCGAAAACGCCATCACCGGTGAGAAACGGCACATTCCCGCGTATGTTCCTGTGCGCCGCAAGACCCCACCCGTACCCAAGCGCACCCCGCCCCCCAAGAAGAGCCCCAAGGTGGCCGCGAACGACCCACTCAAGAAGGAATGGGCCCTTCCGCTCAACCGCACAGGACTTGCTAATTTAAATAACGCATTCACGAACCTCGGCCTGCCGACCGGTCCGAACAACACGTACACGTGGGCCGGTCTCGAGCGCGCCGGCCTTAACAAAAAGTTCAAGAAGGTCTGGCTCGAGAAGGTAGCAATTTAATTTCTAAATTAATACATAATGAATAAAGTTAAGTTCCAGCTCCAGGTTATGAAGGCCGTGATCGCGCTGAAACGCAAGCAGGCGAAGAAAATGAAGGCGGGTCCCAAGAAGACAAGAGCCCTGAATAACATCGCCACCGCTACAAAGGTACTGAACATGATGGCCCGGAAAGTCTAAACGCACTTCATCAGATCGAACACCTTGTGGAGGAGGTTGAACGTGTCCTTCTCGCCCTCGAGCGCCCTGGGGTCGATAATTTCCATCTCAATTTGATAGAACGTATCCTCGTCCGAGTCCTTGTCATCGGGCGCACCCTTAACGATCGTCATGTCGATCGAGAGATTCTTCCGGACAAACGACCAACGCTCCTTGGCCGTTTGCTTGGTACTGGTCTCTTCACCGTCGTACTCGAAAGGCTCTTCGGTCGAGACGCCAAGGCGCACGTCGAACGGAACGTCGTCCAGACTGAAATCGTCCACCTTGACGCGCTTCTTGATCTGGCCCACCTGCTCGTCCGTCGTCTCGTCGACCGAGAGGCGCTTGTCGTCCGCAAAGTAGTAAATCGTCGAGTTTGTGTGGTTCGTGCTCTCCCAGGCCTGGTACTTCGACAGGGCCCGGAACGCCTTCTCGAAAGACTCGCGGCCGACGTTTGTGTCAAAGCCCTTGCCAGCCTTGCGCCCGAAACGGATCTCAATCTCCGTATTCGGGACCGACTTGAAGTTGGAGATGATCGGGGCCCACTTCTCGAACAGGGGGCGGCTCATCGGAGAGGCGTTCGGTGCGATTTCCATTTATAGAATTAACGTGCTTTGTCTCTAAGATGAGAGGTCTACACAACCTCGGGAACTCGTGCTTTTTTAATACTGCAGTTCAGGCCCTGGCCCACGTTCCGCCTCTCACGACACACTTTTTCACGGTCGACCTGGAATCGTGCCCTTGTGCCGTCACCAAAGAGTACCAAAAGATCGTCAAGCAATTGTTTTTAAAGGACCGGACGGATCCCGTGAGTCCGAGCGACCTGCTTAGGGCTTTTCGCGTCCGGTACCCCGACTTTGCGAATATGAACCAGCACGACGCCCAGGAGGTTGTCCTGCTCCTCATCGACACGTTCGAGACTTCGCTCGGCAAGGAATTTGTGACTGATATTTTCAACGGCGAGGATGGCCAGGCGACCGAGTGGAACGGGGGTCGGTCGATCATCCGGAGCCCCTTCACGTCCTTGATTCTGGACGTGAAGGAACCCTGTCGTCTCAAGGACCTGGTCGATGAGAGGTCAGTACCAATTTCTATAGAAAATTACACTGACGACGCAGGCAAGACGCATGCGACCGCGACGGTCCGACGGGTCGTGACGCGCTGGCCCAAGATCATCTGCTTCTCATTCTCGATGTACGACTATAAATTTCCTATTGAAATTCCTTTAGAGTTCGAGGGACGGAAGCTGTTCGCCTGTGTGATTCACATGGGGGTTCGAAACGGGGGACACTACGCGCTGCTCGTGAGACGATACGACAAATGGTACATCAAGGATGACGAAACGGTGCGTGAATTAACAAACATTGAGAATCTACGGGGCGAGTTCTACATGGCCTTTTACAGGCCCATGAATTCACTAAGCTGAATATTCTCTCGAATATTCACGATGGTCCTAAAGTACGTGCGGCGGTTGTTCGCGTGCGTCTTGTCCGTCCGGACCTTCTCGATGAACCAGCCCATGTCTCCATAGCCACATTCGACGATCGTGCCCTCTGGTAGGTGCGATGGGTTGCGGTTCAACTCGGCCTCTTTGTACGGGACTCCACGATCCTGTACGAAAAGTTCGAACCCCTTCCGCAACTCAAAGTCGATCGTGATACGCTCGCGCGGCTTCCACTTAAACATGGTCTCGTGGGTACCCATCCGGATAGGCTCGTTCACGGGTGTGAAGACCAGCCCGTCCGTCTCGTAATCGAATGAATTTAGATCAGGAAAGGACTTGAAGTCTTTCAAGTCGGCCATGACCTTGACCCGGACATCGAAAGGTGCCGTCGCAGTCTTGATGATGGCCTTGGCGACCGACCGGGCCTTCTCGAGTCTTAATTTCAGATCAAAATTACACAAGTCTTCCCCCCGGACGATCACGGCGTCATGGATCACGAACTGGACCCGTCCATTTTTCAATTTGACAAGCTCGCCATCGAGTAGAGTGTCCTTTGGTATCCGAATCTTGACGGGCTCGGTGTGGAATGCCCGGTTCACTAGGAACACGCCCGATTCGCAACTGAGAAGAAAGTGCCGCGTGCCGTCAGTCTTTTCACAGACGACGTATGGCTGCTTTTTCAACAAAGGGAAATGCCTCCGCTCGATAGAGACTGGTTGGGGCCCGGGGAATCGCGTAGGGTCCGACGAGTGCCAGACTTTTGCGATAAATTCCCTAGGATCCATTTTTAGATACAAATTAAGCGCACTTGGTCTCTAAGTCCCAAGGACCGAAGGTCCTTGTACTCCAAGGATCTCACTAATGAGTCGCTTCGCGACTCTCACCTGGTCTCTAAGGCGCTAGGTTCACACCTGAGGCCTCGAGGATATTTCCAAAACATTCATGGACGTAGTGACACACTACGATTGCCTCGGACGCGACACCAATTTTGATCCCCATGGTGGCGAGGGCCCCGAACATCTCACCGGCACTTTCGAGCGGGAGCTTGATCGGCACCTTTCCACCCCGGAGTTTCTTGTCGACCGGCTTGGCGTCCATGACCCATACGCGCGCCTCGGTCTTGGCGCACTCGTACAGGCCGTCCCCGAGCTTCTTACCAACTTCCGTGTCAAAGTGAAGACCGCGCTGGTGGGCGCTCTCCTTGGAGCCCTCCTTGGTCTTCTTCTCGAACTGGGCCCAATCGATCCCCTCGCGGACCGACGGGAACACGAGAACCTGGACGCCCTTGTCGAACGAGTCCAGGACCTTCGACAGGACCTCGTTATTCAGGTTCGTGCCGTAATCCATGAAGAAGATGCGCTCACCGGTCTTGATGAGCTTGGGAAGGGTCGACTTGTTGTCCAGGAAGTGAATCTCGAGGTGCGTCCCGCGCATCATACACAGCATGTGGATGTTCATCATAGTGTGTAGGGTTGTCGCACTGATTGATTTGTTACGGGTCATCGCGACCACATGAAGGACGGTCATTAATTACAAATTGAGTCTAAGCCTTAAGCCGCTCTTCCAAAGAGCCCTGGAATCGGATATTGCCGACATGGCCTAGGACCGTCATGACGTCCGCGAAGATCTGACCGCCCATCTGCTGCCAGCGGCGGCAGAACGCGTAGTCCTCGGACAGGTACCGCTTGGAGACGGGGTCGATCATGCAGTCAAAAACGGCAAAGTACTCGTCCAGATCCTTGTTCTGATGATCGTTGACGCACAGAAGCTCGGGGTACTTGGCGTGCATCTTGGTGAAGACGGCGCGCTTGATTAGCAAAAAGCCGGTCGGACCGTCGAGCACCTCTGCAAACCCATCCTTGATGGGCGTGTTGGCGAACTTGAAGTTCATGACGAGCGAAGAGGCGACGCGTGCCGGGTCACGGCCAGTCTGTCCGGCCTTGTGGTATGCGTCGACCGAGTCCCACATGATGCACTTCTTGGGATAGGCCGCGCACGAAACCTCGTGGTCCGACTTGAGAAGGCGGATTACCGAATCGGGGTCGAAGTGAATGTCGGCGTCGATAAACAGAAAGTGGGTCGCCTGAGGGCACTTTTGGTAGAAGCGCGCGACGGCCAGGTTTCGGGCCCGGTGGACGAGCGACTCGTTCTCGGTCGTATCGAGCATCATCTGGATGCCATTCGCGGCGCAAGTACGCTGGAGACGAAGCATGGACTCGGCATAGGCCTGGAGACAAACGCCGCCGTAACACGGCGTGCTTACGAAGAGTACAATCGGTGTCGACATTACAAAATAGTGTCACGAGTTCCTTAACTGATTCTTGATAATCACTTCGATCTTACCTAGTGTCGGGACGGACACGTCACAGACGCGACAGAGCTCAGCCTTGTTCGGCGCGAAGCCCGCATCGGACAACACGATGTACATGACCGAGCACACGACCGCCTTGGGTGTCCGCCCCATGAGCTCGACGCAGTCCTCCAATTGCTTGCAGATGTTGCGGATCCGCATACACGCCTTGCCTCTTTGCTCCTCGGGGACGCACGTCACGTCCTTGAAGAAGCGCGCGACCAGGTCGGCCGGGGTCGTCACATGGACCTGCGACTCGGGGACCTGCTCCTGATAAATCTCGAACGTCCGAGAAATGTCCCGGGCCGGGATTCCGAACGCCTCGGCAATCTCACGCGTCGTCCGGGGCACGTTGAACTCGCGGCAGGCCTGAAAGATACAGTTCGCCTTGATACCGTTCCGGACCGCCCCTCGGGTCAGGACAGCCTCGTTGAACGCCCTGTACTTGATTTTTGCCTGGTACATTACAGCCTCTGGCAAATTGAGAATCTGCTTACCGACGCGGTCCAGGTCGGCGTACGCATGAAAAAGTGCCCTGTCCCGGTGGTTCATCATCGAGTGGAAGTTGATCCGGACGAGCCGCCTTTGGGCGTACGTCGCCCCCCGTTGCACGTTCATGACGGTCCCCTGCCCCCAGGCCGCCGAGAAGTGGTCCGTGTTGACCGGGGCGCCTACGCGAGACTGGTCCACACCGTCCTCACATCCAGAACGCCACTCGGCCTCTTCACATACATACGCGACGTCGCACGCGCCACATTCGGTGCAGGTCGGAACGTCGTCCTCGACCCCGTACGACTTGATCCCACCGCACCGATGGCAAAATATCTCAGGATCGGCCAGCCGCGGGAGTTCGATCTCGGCCTCCTTTCGGAGGGCGTCGAGCGCAAGCCAGGCCTGTTCGATTTCCATTTGAAATTCAATTAGGGTGCGGCACCC